ACTCCATTCGACAGCGTTGTACTGTTAAGGGTAATTGGGTATGCAGTTGTTGTAGATGCAGCAGTTTGATCCGTGGTGTCATAAAACGCGCCGTACGGCAAATTAATAAACGAACCACCCTGCGGACCTAAAATGTTTCGAGTCACATTTTCTAGTCGATTAAAGTACAGCCTTAAAACATTGTTAAATGATTCAAAGTACAGTTGATCATAGTTGCTCGAGGCATACGGCAAGTTTGGTGGCGCTGGATTATCTAGTTTCATGCGCCACGTCCCGTAGCTCTTCCGTCTGAACGTATGTCAATTCTAGGTGAACCAAGTTGCCACGCCGATCCTAAGTCTGTGCTTTCAATCTTGAAGATCATTTGACGGCCACGAACTCTTACATAAACCTGGCCAGTAAACTGTTCAATAACTGACGTTGACGTTCTTGCCACGGTTGCCGAACTGTTGCCGCTAACAGACTGGGGATTGTTATATCCCGACCCAGAGTTCATCATGGGTATCAACGTCATCGTTACTTGTGGACTTGATGTCGATGAACCTTCAAAGGTGATGTCTGGAAGTATTCGATACACAAACCCTAAGTTATGGCCGTCTTGAATGTCAAACTCAGACGATTCAATGTACGAGTTTATTGCTACAGGCGTACCTGTTTCATTGTCGTCATTACCTAGTTCATGACTAACTAAGTTATAACTATATGTTGCCGCTTGTGGATAGTCTCTTAAACTTACATCAATCCAAGCCGTTCGTGCCATCGTGCCGTAGTGCCATACTTTTTCTGCGTAGTTGTAAACCACATATCGGTCTATTGTTGTTGAACTGGATGAACAATAAAACCACCATATTTCATTAAATCCTTCGTTAGTCCCAGCAAAAACTTGTTGGTTCTGGAAAAGATTAATATCACTAAAGACATACCTTCTAAGGTCACAATTTAATGTTTCGACGCGACCTGAGTAAGCGTAAAACTTATCTTTGCCCATCCAAAAAACCACGCCAGATCCTATTGCTGCGGCGTTTGGACCCATGATGGATAAGTTGTCTCCCATCAATTGGGAACCCCATACAAGAGGCGCGCCAAGATATTGAAGTGAATATAAAGACGTATCAGTCCACACCACAATTTCTTGTCGTGTTTGCAAAGCTGTAATGATTTCTGAACCGTGAGATAGTCGTATTGATCCAGCTTGATTTGTTGCCGCCGGTGACCAGTTAACTACTGATTCTTGATCCGACCACCGAATTAACATAGGGTCTTGAGTTGCTGACAAAACGTCATTACAACCAAAGCAAATTACAAATCTGTAAGTATCAGAAACAAAAATAAAGTTTTGTATGATGGGAGGATCAACCGCGCCTGGAAGCGTTTCTATGGCTACACCTCGAGTTGTTACTCCTGCGGTGGCATCCCAGTAATAAATATTTCCACCTCTTGGGCCATAGACTAAATCTTCGCCAAAGTTATTGGCCGACCAAAGCCGTAAAGAATCAAGAGAAGTTGTTCCAACACCCCAGGTACCGGCATTCCAAAATCCTGCTCCCCAGCCAGTAATTGGCGCTTGAGTAGCAGGCCCAGTATTAATTTGATAAGACGCTAATACGCTTGACCCACCACCTGTTGTTGTGGCGTTTGCATTACTTGATGCTGTTATTGAATAACTGTTGTTAGTAAGAAATGTTATTTGATACTCACCGTTTAACGTAAGCCCCGCTACTGCGCTTGCTCCGCTAAACGTAACAAAGTCATTATTTAATGCCCCATGAGAAGTTGCTGTAACAACAACTACAGGCGATCCATTTGTTGTGGCAAAAGGATCAGTGCCTAAAGCATAAGTATTAATAAAATACTCAACCTCTACCGTACCGCCACCCCCCGTAACTGTTGAAGTTGCCGCTGTCGTGACCGTAATGACGTAAGCGTTAGCACTGGTAATGGACGTAATTACATGGCGCGTATTAAGTTCTGCCGCAGGTATACCGCCCGTAGTACTTGCACCTGTAAAGTAAACCAAATCACCAGTTTGCGCGCCATGCGCTGTATCGTTAACCGTTACTGCTGTACTTGTATTGGTTGTATCAAAAGGGTTAGATAAAGACGTTGTATAGTTTCTTGTCCTTATTGGTGTTATGTCGTTATATGTACCGCCTTGTTCAATGTAATACTTAAGGTTAGTTCCAACGCCCATAAGGTTTTCACCGCCAAGCGTTGCCCAATTCCATAAGGCTCTGCAAACACCTAAAAATACATTAGCCGATATGCGTACCCATCCGCCTATTTTTTCTGGCGTTCCTTGGCGAAAACGTATCTTATCGGATACATACCACCCACCTTCCGTGGTATATCTCGTGTTCTCTCGGTTAACACCGTTTTTGTAAAGTACTTTGGTAAGAGGCATTACACACCCCGTAAATACAGCGCTTTTTCGGCTTTGCGGCGGCGAACCAATCCGGGCAGCTCTTTGCCCCCGCCAATAGTCCACATCATAAACGCTTCTGCTGCGCCTTCATAGTCAGCACGATTGTTCTTCATTCTTATTGAAGACCGCTGGTAATTCCCGACTCCAGCATTGAACGCAAAACTGACCACAGCGTCGAAGCTTGACTGACGGCCAGCAAGATTAGGAGACATTCTAAGAACACCGCGTTCAAAACGGACGAGATCATCCTCAAAAAGGCGATCAATCTCCTCTTGCGTCCAAGCGCGATTATCTTGGGGTGCAAGTGGGTAGTCCTTGCGAAGAATGCCTGTATAGCCATCTTTTCTCACTACAGGTAACTTGATTTGATCTTGGTACAAGACATGACCATAGCCAATCGTCCAGATGTGAGCAGGGCATAAATACGGCTTAAGACTTTTGCCTTCAAACCTATGCATCAACTCGATGCCAGCCTGACCTGCTTTCACTTCTTCTGCCAGCTACGCGAGCCAAACCAAAACCCAATGATGCCACCAAGCATTGCCATCTCATCGTCGGAAAAGATAATGGCGCTAACACGAATCAAATCGTCGATGTTCTGCACAAGGTGGGGGTGATGCCAAATGTAATACGCAAGCACAGCATTGATGGCAATCAGTTCTAGGATTAACAGATAAGTGACGTTAGGCCGTACCGTACCAATGTAATTCACGACCCACTTGCTAGACTTCTCAATGATTTGCTTGTCATGATCCAACGCAGCAACTGTCATTTGAGCATCAGTCTGCATGGCGATCTGGTCGGTGCGGATTTCTTCCACACGCTGCTGGGCTAAGAACCCTTCCTTGGCTAAAGCCAGTTCACGCTCTGATTGCATCCTCGCAAGCTCAAGTTCATGGGCTTGGTCGGCTTTGTTTTGGAAATAATCAAGCAGCTTTGGTAAACCAGAGATTAACAAGCCACCGAGCGTGGATAGCAATGAAAGCATAATTACCCCTTTGCGGTAATTTGATCTGCGCCTTTCTTAACCGTGACTTTACTGCCTTCAACATCCACTTGCATGGGTTGCTCGGCACGGTCTAGCTTGTCAAGACGATGAATAAGATCCTTGATGACTTCAAACTCAGGTTTTTCTTGCTTGGCAGCAGTTCCGGCGATACCGTTGAGCATCTGGATAAGTGCAGTAAGTGAAGCGCCAAGCAAGCCCATCACAGCAGCGATCTTCTCTCCCTCAAGGAAAAGCGATGCTCCAACGCCCACAAGCACGATGAAAAAAATATAAAGAAGGCCGTTCTCACCGATTGCCTTCCCTGCAACTTCTTTAGCAGAGTCCTGCGCTTTAATTTCTTCAAGCCGGATGGACGCTTGTGCTTTGAGAACCGCCAGTTCGTGGGCTTTATCTTCCATGATTAAAGCTCAACAGGCCATTGCACTTCCCAAGGGAAGCCGGTTTGTTGAGGAACATCTCTTAACGCTTGGCGATATGCCGCCCATGCAGCTTGATCGACTGGCGCATCTGCGACCTGCGTCCAGTCCGTATCTTTAAGTTTTTGATTTCGTTGTTCACGAACCGATTTAGCTTGCTCGGCATCCTTGGCGGCAATCCCTTCAGCGTCAAGATCAGATACGCTGTACTTGGTGTACCACTTGCCGTCCATTTGCTCCACACCATCTCGGTAGGCAATCTGGTAGCGCGTTGGCTGGGCTTGCGGACCTTCAAACACAACGTCCGCACCAAGTGCTTCAAGCACTTCGTCGGTTGTGCGATCCCATGACGGACCGTTGTTGTCTTTAGCCCAGCGCCGGAGTTCATCTTCCAGCATTACTTGGCCTGTGGATCTAAGTCTGATTTCCATAATTTCCTCTACGCTATAGCCAAGAAGATGAACGTTCCACCGTTGGCGTTGATGCCTGCTGGGGCTGTGCTGCTGATCTCAAACCCTGCCGAGTAAGTGTCTACATAGTCGGTTCCAGTGACTTCAGCCGCTGTGCTGTTGAGTAGCAAATAGGGATCGTTACCAGCCACAATACCCCGTGCCGAATCCCAGACGTACCAATCACCTGTGCTGTCGGTACGCTTGATCAGAACAAACCGAGCGCCGCCAGCGAAGCCGCAAGAGATGGTCTGCGTTGCGCCTGTGCCTGTGTAGCTGCCTACCTTGGAAACGCCGGGGCAGGATGCAAACAGGTAGGCGACATAGGTGTCACCGGGGCCGCCATCTGCCGGGGCTGAAGCGGTTGTCGATGTCGGCGTTGCAATGCCTCCACTTGTTCCAGATGCACTCTTTGCGGCGGTCGAACTCAAAGTCATTACTTGGTTTGAACCCAGCGCGGAGTAGGCAGAAACAACCCAAGATGTGAATGCGGTTGACCTACACTTGGAAATTACAAGCTCAGGTGCTACACCAAGGTTGTGCGTAAACGACTGCGTTTGATAAGGCGAACCCGGAACAGTTTGTGTATAACAAACCTCATCAAAGAAGCCGGGGGCGCGGCGGAAGTTCCAGAAGATGTCGCTAGCACTACTGAGGTTCAGCGGCATCTGGAAGCCCGTGTTGTCCCAACCGCGTGAATAATAGTCAGACGCCTCGGCGCTCGTGAGGTTGGTTCTCAGGTATGGCGCAGTGGTGTCCGTGGGCAGTGTGGAAACGCCGCGCAAACGATCCACAACAAACTTGTCAGCCGTGCTGTTGCGGACGGTGCTGATCTGCATGTCCACTGGGAAATTGGTCGTGATTGCCGTGCCGGTTGCCCCGCTGCTGATGTTCGGACTAAACACCGCAGTTCCATCCGTCGGCACTTTCATCGGGCCACGGCGGATGGCGATGTAGATGTAGGTGGTGGAAGACGAAAGCCCTCCAGCAACAAAGCCAGTAGCAGACAAACCAAGGCCGCCACCAAGAGCCTCGGCGTTTGAAAGGTTCGCATTAAGCGCGGCAGATGTGCCTACGGCTGTTTCGGTAACCCAGCCTCGCATATTGTCCCGCATGAACCAGTTTCCGGCGGTACTACTGGCTTTTACAGTTAACCACTGCGGCTCATACCCCAGGTTAACAGTTGCATTACCACTTGCATCAGTCGTAAACGACCCACACGAAATCACATTGTCCGTACCCGACAGGCCAAAGCCACCTGCGTCGTGGGCGAAGAGGTAGGCGACGTAAGTGCCGCCGCTGGCGTTGACATCAGTGGCCGTTCCGAGCGAAAACTCTGTCGAGGTCGGAGTGGTGCTGTTCCAGTATGTCGCGCCGGTTGCTTTTGCAGCAGTGGTGTTGAACACTATGTACTCAGTATTCGCCAGACTGCGGTGATACACAGCCCATGCGCCGGTGCTGTCCGTGCGTTTAACGATAATGCACCCAGGCACTGAACCAAGGTTGTGGGAGATAGTGCGATTAGCACCATTACCCGTATACGTCACCACATCAAAGAACTTCGGCTGCTTGCGGAATGTCCACGAAACGTAGTTTTCAGAAACCGTGTTATACGCTTGCCCGCCACCAGAGTCGTCGCCAAGACGGTAACCAGAAGTCAAAAAAGAAGTTATGCTGTTAAGGTCTTCTTGTTGCCCATTGGTTAAATTAGATGAAATGGCATAAGCACCATTCGGGCCGATTCCCCTAGCTGTATCAACCAACTTATGTGAGCGACCTGTGTTTCGGCTCTTGGTCCAGATCAACCCACCCTTACCGGACAGATCAATGCCGTTGGAAATCGTTTGAGTTGCTCCGGTGCCTGAATATACCCAAGTGTTGAAGACATCTTCAATGTAGTTGGCCACAGGCGCAGCACCGCCAAAAGCATCGTAAGTAGCTGCGCCGGATGTTGCTTGCAGTGGCATGGTGTTACGCCTTGAATTGAACCAGAGAAGCCAGCACCGTGAACGTGGCGCTGCCGGTCTTGATGATGAGGTAGCGGTACGAGTCGATGCCGCTTGCGTTACCTGCGGTCGGAGCGCCACCAAGCCAGCGAGTCGTCACGCCAGTAGCTGTACCATCAACTTGAACTACGTTGTTGTAGTAGGCAGTCGATCCTTGGGTGACCAAGAACGCAACAGTCAGCGACTCGCCGGTAGCCATCAGTGCGTTGAGAGTCGTGCCGCTCGATGCGCGGAAGTTCACAGTCCAGTTTGCCGAGGCGTTGGATGTGTAGTACAGAACCGCTTGGGTCGTGACATCGTAGTTGATCGTGCCTGTCGCTGCCGTGGCTGAAATCGTTGCAACTTCTTTTGCGTTCGTGAGCTTTGTTGCCGCTACGCTGGTTGAGCCGCTGAAGGTTTGCAGTGCGGTGAAGGTCGTTGCTGTTGCCGGAGCGACATAATCTGTGCCAGCGGTCGCCGCTGAA